TGTCATTGTTAAGTTAGTTTGATCTAAAACTTCATAGTTATCTAATTTTAACTTTTGTGTATCAATGCTACCATCTGTGCCTGTTTGAACTATTCTACTAGCAACACCTGTTGTTGTAAATTTACTATAAGCATCAATTAAGTTGTCAACACTTACAGCCGTCGGTGCGCCTGTACCTGCTGTAATTTTAGCAATTACTGTATTTTGTGCTTGTGTAGGTAGGTCTCCGTAATCTACAGCACCTGAAGCCAATGTTACCCAACCATTAGTTACACTAAAGTCATCGGAATCAAAAGACGCAAGTCCTAAATCAGCTTGTGTTATTCCAGTTGCGTTTGCTCTGGTGCTCGCGGCATTCATAGATAATTTACTTTGTGCTATTCCGGCATTTGTATTAACATCTGCATTTACTATTGCCCCTGCTGTAATTGAAAACGTTACAATGTTACTTGAAACAGATAGTCCTATGTCTCCTGCCGGGGTTGCATTGTCATATCCACTACCGTCGTAAATTAATAAGTCATTTGTGGCTCTGTTAGCAATGCTTCCACCTATTGCTTCTGCACCAAATGGTGTTCTAGCATCAACGTAAGACTTTGTTGTTACATCTTGTGCGTTAGTTGGATCAGCATGATTAAATATTTTAAAACTACCTGCACTTAAATTACCTGATAGTGATGTTGAACCATCTCTAGCTATAACACCCGGACCAATAATATTTGATCCTGAAATTATTCCGCCTGTTCTATCAAAACCTAATCTTCTTGAAAGGAATGCCTCTGCGGCAAATTCAGTTGGAACAGCATCTGGAGATTTATCTGACATTGTATCATCATTACTGAATTCTGTAATTCTAACACCTTGCTTAAATCCTAAGCCGTCTAAGTTACTAATAGCAATTGAAGCCGCAAAAGTAACAGTACCTGTTCCTTGATCAACACTAAAGAATTTACCTACTCTAAAGAATCCATCTTGGTCGGTTGACGCAAAGAATACTCTACCTTTTCCTCGTTCATTTACCTCATTTGCCTGTGTAGCAGACAAAGTTGGTTCACCGTAAATAATACTTGGGTAGTTAGTAGTATTAAATCCACCAGTACCTATTTTATCAAAGTCATGTCCGTTAGCTCTAAGTGTTGAAATACCAACTGTGATATTACCCGCTTCGTTGTCTTGTAATGAAAGAGGTATAGTCCTTGTAGCTAATGGACTGTATCTTAAGTCTGCCGCCAATCCTGATCCAGCATATAATCCTGAGTTACTATTAATATTCGAACTTGCTAAGTCACTTATCTGTACTGTAGCATATGAACCTCTATCAGTGTAGTTTGAAACAATATGTGTTTTTCCTTTGAAAGAGAAAATCATATCATTGTTGCCAATTCTAACTACCTGTGCCGCTGTTAGTTTTTCAATAGCTATTACAACGTCACCTGCTGTAGCACCCATTGTTGTTCCTGAGCCAGCATAGGTGTTAGTGCTTGATTCTGCGTTTCTTAATGTTAAATTTAAGTGGCTATAACCTGAATCAAAAACAATTTGGAATCTATCTGATGCTAATTGTGTATTGTCTGAATCTTGGTTATTAAAGCTAATTGTTCTATAAACTTGATCTGGATTTTCATCAAATATTAATGCAGTTGAAGGCCTAATACTTGTTACACCTGATACATCATCCATCAAGTGATTTTTATTCATTCTAATTACAACATATGGTGCCGCATCACTGGCAAAGCTACTATTATAATCTCCTGTAATAGCCGCTTCTAGTCCTGTGCTTCCTGCTATTCCTAATTTGTATATAGGAAGGTTGGAACCTTTTCTACCTGTTGGTCCTGCAGTTGATCCTGTTCCTGCAAGAATACTTACACTTGTTACTTCATAAGTTGTTATTCCTGTAGAAGTATAAACGTCTAGTAAGCTGTTTGCATAAGGATGATAATCACAATCAAATACATGTACAGTAAACACACCTTGAGCATGTGATACTGCACCTAAGCCAACGGAGTTATCTCCATCGTTATATACTTTAGCAGGTTGTTGCATGTTCCTTAATGATGTAACTGAGTCTAATGTTTCGTTAGGATCTGAACCAGCGGCAACTAAACCAAAGTTACCATTTGCATTTGAACAGTTAAGTGCTCTAATCTCTGATCCGTTGTTACTAAAGAATGCTGTATGGTTATAGTATGTGAATGTTGAAACTTGCTCTGATAGTGCCGCATTGTTACAGAACAATCCGTAACCTAAATCGTTAACCTGAGTATAGTCGTTTGCCAACATACTTCTGTTACCAGCAGTCTGTACAAAAATTGCTATTGGGAATGTACTATCAGTATATCCGCTACCACCATTTGATAATTTATTAATTAAAAGTTTTGCTGTACCTGTTCCACCATCATATTCTGATACTGCATCTACTTGATAACGTACACCATTAATAAAGAACGGAGCAGGTGTCTGTGGTTTTCTTAAACGTAAACCTGTTCCTGCATCTGACTGAACATTAAGAGTATAATTGTCATCTTTGCTTATAATTTTTGTTTCTAGGTTACCTGCAAATCCATCAATATACATTCCTCCTCTAAAGGCTTGTTTGTTTGCACTTCCAGAGAAACTACCACAAACCTGTGTGTAAGGTGATTTAATTAAAATTTGACCAGTTGGATCAAGTACCTGAGCAAATCCACCATGTCCTTGGAATGTCATATTTGCTAACCTTGTAGCATCATTCATTAAGAACACATCCATTTGATCGTTTGTTTTTGCAACACTTGTAGAATCAGTGGAATCTGTTAGGTAATGATAACCATAATTGTTTGTTTGTTTAACATGCCAAGCACCTGAATTTATTTGATTCAAGTTTGGTAAAGTATCAACAGTTAACGTAACATTGAAATCACTTCCGCCATCCGCATTTGATATTAATCCTACAGCACCACTGTCTGTATAGAACCAAGCGCCGTCCCAGGCAATAGGAGCAATGTTATCTGCTGGAGTAACTGTAATAATACCACCAGCTGTATTGTCTCCTACTAATGTTACATTTTGTGCAGTTGCTAAGTCAGATCCTACGAAATCTGTAATTTTTAAATTGTCTAATATTTTGTCTCTATAAAAATAAGTTCTTGCCCAAGGTGATTGTGAAATTCTAGGAGCAGGTCTTATTTGACAACGTCTAAAGTCTGTACCTTTAATAGATACGTTATTTGGAACTTTAATAGGATAGTCTTCATAGTAAATTCCTGATTCTACATGAATACAAATTTGTTTTTCGTTTGTTGGATTGCCGTATTCTAGTTCTTCACCTATTCTAAATTCTTTTGGTTCTACTAAAACTACTTCTACTTCATCATAGTTTAGATTGCCTAGATCAACACCACTTGTATATTTTACAATTCTACCTCTAGCACCTGTTGTTTTACCTTGAATAATTTTACCAGGAAGTATATCAACGTTACTGTTAATACCTTGGTCAGTGTAGTAATTTGTTCCACCGTTACCAAATCTAATTCTATATGTGCTTCCTTCTACTACTGTATATGTGTTTACAGCAGTAAATCCATTTGTTAATATATCTATAATAATATCAAATTGGTTAGCAATAGCATTTTTAATTGTATTACTTACGTTGTTGATTGTAGAATTTAAATACTGTGGAATTAGTCCTGAATGATCTGATGGATATATCTTTGTTCCGTTTACACAGGAAACTTTGATATCTTCAACAAAAACTACATCGCTGGCTGATCTTCCATGTGCAGTGGTTGTTGTAATTATTGCTTTACCTGTGGTATTATTATAAGCAAAGTTGCTTATAGCATATTGGTTTGCTCCGAATGTTACAGTTCCGCCACTGATGTATGTGTGTACAATCGTAGAAGTTCCTAATGTAATTTCAAAAGCATTTGTTGTTAGATTATCTGCATTAACACTGAATTGCTTAGATGTTCTACGTAGGTCAATGTTACCTAATACGGAGTTTACATATGATTTTGCCTTAGTAATAGCACCTATAGTTTGTGTGCTTTGCTGTACTCTTGCTTTTTGTCCACTTGGTGTGCTAAAATATCTTTTTGCGGCTTGTAAAGCATTGAAGTTTGAATTAGTTCCATTTCTTATGTCTATGATCATACCTTCAATGATCAAACCTAAATCTCTTTCACAAGTATTGTTAGATGCAGTAGCTTGTTGTGGTGCTACTAATTTGTCTAGTCCACCTGCTATACATGCCACAATAACTTCTGTTAATGTAGTCGCTCTACCACTTACATCTCTTACACCAGTACCTTGTTCGCAAACTATTGCATCTGGATATTTCTTTAATGCCGCTGTAGGTTGTGTACATTGAATTAAGATGTCGCTTAGTTTACATGCAGTTCCGCCTGACATACCATGACCTGCCGCAGTAACAGTTGCGTATCCTGTTGAATCACTATAACTAAATCCTGTAATATCGTAATTGTTAGACCAATACTCAACTGCATTAGTAGAAGCACTTACAAAGGTGTGTGTTGTTGTATTACTAGAAACTCCTACGTTAACAGTAATAGTTGTTGCTCCTATGGCAGTTATAGCAAAAGGTTTACCGTAGTTTGGATCTTTTGATCTTGGATAAGGATGAAGTGTTGCATTATTATCTTGGGCACACGTAAATGTTATGCCATAAGGTTTAATCCATATTACATCGCTAGTTGTTAATGAGTGCGAACCAACAGTTAATACCATTACTCCTGTTGCTGGTTCATAAGTTGCATTTGTTGGTGTCAGGAATGCTTGTCCTTTATAAACTTTACCTCCGCTTACATAAGTGTGTGCATACTTAGAAGGTCCTACGTAAATATCAAAAGTATTTGTTTGTGGAGTTCCAGAGCTGTAAGATCCTGATTCAACTGTAAATTGATCTGCGTTTGCCTGAGCTGTAAGTTCAGGATAAACTTTATTTGTTGTTACTCCGTTGTAGGTGCAACTTACATTAATATCCTTAACCTGTACAGTATCACCTGAGGAAAGTCCATGTGTAGTTGTGGTTGTAATAGATGCGATACCTGTCAAGTAATTGTAAGTAAATGAACTTACATTTAAATCTGTACCATCTGATTTTTGTACAACTCCTCCGTTAACATACACGTTTGCATATGATGAAGTACCAATATAAAATTCAAATGAGTTTGCAGTAAAATTAGTTGCACTTGCTTGGAAATATCCTTGCTTTGTTGGATATACTTTATTTTGTAAAACATAATTTTGTACCAAGTCTCTAGCAAATTCTATTGCGGCATTGGTTTGTGCTATTTGATCAACTGTATTATTTGAATTTGATGTATTAACTTTTACTGCATTAATATTTCCTGCAAGATAACTTGATGCAATCCTTCTTGTTTCAATGTTACCACCTCTTGATAAGTCATTGATCCATGCATCTACAATATAGCCTACGTCTCTTTTACATTTAGCAGAACTGTATTTGAATCCTGTATAATTAGCTGTACCATCACTATAGCTTACAGTTGCTCCGGTATTGATTTGATAGTTTATCCAAGCTGTAACTTCTTCTTGTATAAATGCCTTATTCTTAAACAGCAAACCTTCTGCATTTGGGTTTTGTACATTTGTCCCTGCAAAGTCATGTGTTGGGTAATAATCTTGAACATAATCTACAACACTTTGTTGTATGAATTGTTTGTTCTTTTGTAAGTAGGTTACTGCATTAACAGCCGCCGAATTTGGTGTTTTTGTTTCTGCACTAGTTACTAATGCTATGCCATCTCCGTTATCGTATGTGACCGTTTGTTTGTAAGCACCTGGCTCTAATGGAGCAGACTCCATTATTTCTTCTGCTTTTGCCGCCGCGGCCGCAACACTACCATAAGCATAGCTGAGTCCTCTGCCTTCAAATCCTATTGGTGTGTTTGCTTGGGAGTCATCACCTTGTTTTGTTACAAATAAATCAGTTGTACTTGCGTAGGAAGAATTGTCTACGTATAATTTAGTAGCCGCTTGCCTATCTTCAATTGCACCTGTTGTGCCTGCTAAGTAACCTGGGTGATCGTGTAAGTAAAGCGGGCCTTCCATGTCATCACCCTGTCTTCTTACACTTGCTTTTCTAGGTAATACTTCGTCGTCTTTGTAGAATCCGTATAATGCAGAATTGTAAGTTTGATCTTTTATAAAATCTTGACCGGTGATTGCTGTGGTGTTTCCTAATGCAATGTTTACTTTTACTCTAGTAACATCATTATCGTTTTGTGCTTCGGTTTTCGTTGTATGTAAACTTATTTGGCTATCGTTAACTAATCTAATAAAATAGTCTGTATTATTTGTTAAACCACTTGGTGGAGTATCAGTTGTAGAGAAGCGCCATTTAGCTCCGTTGAAACTATTGTCTAAACCATGACCGGTGACAACAATGTTTCCTGATCTATATTCTGATATTGTTTTTGTATATTCTGTTTCGTCAGTAGGCTCTGATCTTGCTAAAACAGATTTAGTTGGTTGGTGTAGTACGTGTGGAGCATAGTTTTTATCTTGATACTTTTTATCTACAACAATATCATCTACAGTTATAGTTGATCCGTGTGTAGAATTAAATTCTGCTATAGATGCCGATGATGTTCCTATCTTACCTATTGCATAAACATTGTTACCGCTTAATGGTCCACCTAATATAGGACTAGTATCAGCATTAATATTGGCACCAGTGTTAGTAATAGTAATTGCAGTTGAACTTGAATTGTCAATGCTTATACCTGAACCTGCTGATAAAGTTTTTTGAACTAATTCAGTTCCAGTAGAATTACCTATTAAAACTCCGTTTTGTGTTATTGCTGAAGGTGTATCATTTAGTGCGGTAAAACTAATTGTTCCACCTTGTCCAAAGACTGCATATAATTCTGTAAAGTTTTCGTTCGCTTTTCTAAATGCTTCGCGGATACTATCACCAGTACCGTCATTTCCTTCAACACCTAAGTAAATATCATTTTTTGCCATATTTTAAAATCCTACTGATTCACCACAACCACAACTTGATGTAGATGCAGGGTTACTAACGTCAAAGTATGAACCAAATACTTCTTTTTTGTAGTCAACTGTTGATCCTAATAGATACATTATACTTGCCGGATCTATTAAAAATTTACCTTTTGGTAATTCTATCACTTCGTCGTCGCTCTTTGTTTCGTCCTCTAGAGACCAATCATACTTAAAACCTGCACAACCGCCGCCTTTGAGTGCCAACCTAATAGCACTTTTATTGTGTTCATTAAGCATACTAACCATTTGTTCCTTGGCTGATTCTGTTAAAAATACAATGTTTCCCATTACCTGCTCCTATGTATTTATATAATATTTTATAATCCAAACGTAAATAAATATGATTATGTTTAAGAGAATTGAAAAAGAAGTACGCTTTTATTTACGCAAAAGTAAGACTGGTAAAAACCATCCTTATAAAAGGTTCCGTTCTTATGCTATTTTTGAATGTGACGATTGCCACACAGAGTTTAAAAGAGAAAAGGGCAAAGTGGACCCT